AGCAATAAATGTGGGATCAAAATTTACAATCTTTTTCCCTCCTTCTGGAGGTTGCCAGTATGAAAGTGTTAATAGCGTGGCCGACCAAATCAAAATAGAAACTTTGACGATAGTTTCTATTCTGTTGTTGTCTTGTTCTTCCATAGAGATCGCACTATACTACTAATATAATAACCATAGCATCTTGAAATGATTAGTCTAGTTCGCCCAATTATTTTTGCTTTTTTAAAAAGTAAATCTGTATCTATTTTAGTTTGTGATCTTTTAGAAGCGTTAGCAAAGCTTAGTGAAAATAAGCTAGACGACCTTGCTGTTGCTAAAGTAAGAGAGATGTTACTGGAAGACAAGTGATGTGCATGGGAATGACAGAAGAAGATCAAGATCAAACTGAAGAAGCTAGAACAAAACGTATTAATGAAGCCAAAGAATACGGCTCAAATGCAAATATCATGGACACTTTTAGACGAAATATACAACAAAACAAAGAAGGCAATGTTATGCCTGATTATGTAAATCCTAATGCTGGCAAAAATTACAGAGAAAGTGTAAAAGATCCAGAATGGGATAATCTACTCGACTAATTTATAAAGGTATAGTTGGATATACCGCTATATTTGTTACTTCAAAAGGCAATATTTCCCAATCAACAGATCCCATAGCTGACGCAAAAGCATTATGGTTATCATACGCAACAACTACAGTCTGAAATCCACCAACATCTGACAAAGGTATGTCTCCGCAGTAAGATTTTGGTATTCTTACGCACCAATATCTAGGTTTAATTTTTTCTTTAGTGTCCTGTGACATGATTCCACTTTCCTTGCGAGGATGATCTAGCGAGTTTTTCAAGCGGAATACCCAAGACCTGTGCATCGAGAGCGCCTTCAATATCCCCCCTGTGAGCAGCCAATTCCAAATCCCATAATTCCATTTCCCTATCTTTGATAGCTCTATCTTCATCTATCGCAAGTGATTCATTCCAATATTCTACCGCTCCAGCTAAAGAGTCAAGCCTGTCATCGTTTTGTAAACAATTTCTATCGACTGTTATGTGGGTCATTTGATGAAATAACTGATAACCAAGCGCTTTATCGACTGAATCTTCTGTTCTTGGCTTTGCATCATTCTCAATAACCGACCTATTAATAATTAATCTATGTTGATTCATTACTGGTTCTAGTGCATTTATAATTCTTCTCTCTTTTTGGACGTTACTTCTGGTTGGTTCTATCGTACAAGGATAAATTTTCTGCAAATAAGGCTGTAATAAACTTTCCATCATGCCTTGACCAAACTGATCTTCCAAAATTATCAAGTTTACTTTGTTACGTTTAGCCGCTTCAGCTATACCTTGCAGTACTGGCGTTGTATATCCCTCGCAAAACGAGCCAACTTCCAAGACAAACAGGTTTCCGTTAAGATGTGCGACCACACTATATGCAGTTTCATCGACTCCCTTGCCTGATGGATCAATCATCATCACGCAACCAGTAAAAGGAATCCAATCGCCATGCAAAAATGCTGGTCTATGGTAGTAATCAGAGCTAAATCCTACAGCTGGTAGGTCTGGAATCCTATATTCTGCACCAGATGACCATATTATCTTCTCAGGAGCGTGATCTTTGACCTCCATTACGACTAAATCAGCCAATCTAAGAGGAAATCGCTGCAAATCAGACAGCGTAGTGTCTAATTGAAACTGTAAAGTAAACTGTGAACGCCCATAACTGGCTTCTCTTTCCAGTAAATCTATATCTGAAAACCTATCTGGGTCTGTTGGCTGACCTACTTTTGTAGCTGCCAAGCTATTTATCATCGGAGCTAGTGCATCTCCATACTTTTCTGGACTCTTAGGGTATCTACTTGTCCAAATACGACAGTCATAACCTCTAAGTCTTAGCTTGTTGTATATACTTTCCTCTGTTTGTGGCGTTCCTAAGAACACTATCTCTCCATCTGGTTTAAGAATAGCGTTAAACTCTCCGCAACATTGCAATAACTTCTCTCTCATACCTACAGTCCATGCTGTATTCGGTACTTCGCAGTCATCAGCCAGTATTAAATCGGCACGACTACCAGTTAACTGTCCAAAAATACCCACACTTTTTACACTAGCTGACTGATCAGGTATAGATGGACGTACATCAAACCTGTTACTAGCAGATCTCTGTTCATTCTTATCTGGTTCTAGACATTTCAGTATCGGCATCTCCTGTATAATTCTTAAACAAAATTGAGCAAAGTCATCAGCCCTAGTCTTACTAGCTGATACGACCATAATCTTCTTTTGTGGATCGTTTCTTAACAGCCAAAGCACATAAGCTGCTGCCATCCACGACTTTCCTACCCCTCTAAATGCTTCAATTATTCTTCTCTTCTGTCCTCCCTGCATATATTCCGCTATATCCAACTGAACTGTTGTTGGATCTGGTAACTGTAAATGTCTCCACACTAAAACTAAAAAATATCTAAAGTCTTTATCGTAAGGTTCTGGCAGAGTCTCCCAATCTGACCTACTCATTACGCACTACGTCTTTTAAGTGCAATGACATTCTCTATGTCAGGTAACGACCTAGCTAAATCTCCAAAAGGTGTGTCTTCCGCTGGTTGTGCTGACACCTGATTATCTTTTAAGAACTGTCTCATCACATTTAAATCTGCTGTTGTAGCTTCTCCGCTAGTCAGCAGATCAGTTAACGCTCCAGCTAGGTTAGCGTGTAGATTTTCCAGTATTTCTGACGTATCTTTTTTAGCCATAGTTGTAATAGAGGGAGTCGAGTGCGGGTCAAACTACTCCCAATATAACCATTATTGAAGCTTAGTAACCAATGGCTTTGCAATTCATTGGATCATGTAATGGTTATCCTTAATATATCGCCTTGTTAAAACCCTGTCCACCACTACTTCTCCACAATAGAAGAAGAACTGGTAGATGACTCTATTAGATACTGTTAGATCTCATCGGATATCTTCCTACTTTTTGGTACAAAAATTTGAGCGGCTCAACGTTATAGGGAATCCGTCAGACTCCCCGTATGACTTTTTAATTATTTTTCTGGTAGTCCGTCCGTATCTTGTCCAATTCTCTATTTATTTACATAATGCACCGTAAGATTAAGGCTATAACTGGCGGCTAGACTGTAGGAAGTACTGTCAATCAGACAGAACTACAAGGTTTTTAATTAGTTATTGTCGGATCTGGAGCAGCTGCAGCCTTATTGTTTTAATTTCGATAACATTTAAGAGAATAGCCGCCTAATTAATGGCAAACAGTAAGTATATCTGTTAATATTCTAAGGAGATTCCAGGCGGATTTATTCCGCTTTGAAATCCACTACAACAACTACTAATTTTTTATCGTGACTACTCCTTACGACTGCATCATTAACCCTAATCTTCTTAAGATTGTGGGTACTGTTGACGCTTCAACAGTTCAATTAATGGCATTACACGGACAACCAGCAACAGCATTCGACAATAAAATAAGTTTCGAGTGGGACTGTGCAGCGCTTGGGTTAACTATCCAAGCTCCAAAAGCTTTCCGCCAGAACTTAAAAATCCATGAAATAGATCCAGACTCTATATATACATGGAATATTCTTAGCGACTGCGCCAGCAGCATAACTAGGCTTAATGCTTATTACTGTTTTATTGCTGGGCTTGAGTGCTGGGCTGAAGCTCCTAACTGTGAGCTATGCCCTGCAACTGGATTAACAGCCGAATTTATATATAAGGTTGTTTGATTAATTCAAGCTTCGAGCCGTCCCAGCTTTTGCAGCTGGTCGGTTCGATGGTTGACTTATCAACCATTTTAAAAACTAGCTAACTTTTTATTATGTCAACAACACTAGAAACAAAACCAACTTATTTGAGTCAGTCGGCAGACTTCGGCGAATCTGATTGCTGGTTATGTGTTCAATGTTTAGCCGCATACAATCAGGGACACCATCATTTTATGTGGTTAGATCTGGAGGAACTAAACAGCGAAGACGAAGAGGAATTTAAAAAGCAATTCCAACAGGCTATTGATTTTGTAATTAAAACCAGCCCAGCGGCAGACGCTGAAGAATGGTTTTTTACTGATCACTGCGGAATAGATTCAATTTATTCTGAATACATCGGAGCGGAAGAACTTTTTACATACCTCGAGGGACTCAGGGAAGCAAAGGCCGCCGGATATTCTCACGAACTATGGGAAAATTATCTAAATGAATTAGATCCTAGCGACAGATCATTTGATAATTTTCAAGACTTATATTATGGAGAGTTCGAGAGCGGCGAAGAGTTCGCCGAGCATATCGCAACTGAAGGCTGCTCAATTCCCGACGGATTCCCAAGCTGGATAGACATCGATTGGGAAGGGACTTGGCAAAACCTCCAGTATGATTACAACGTAGTCGAAGCGGACGGAATGGAATACTTTTTTACAGCCTAAGAAGATTCCTTCTAAAACTTGGAGCGGTTCGCCGCTCCTTTTTTTGGATGGAGTACTCATACTCCAGAACTAAAAACAAAGAGGTTAAAACCCATGCTAAAAGACAGAGAAAGCGGCATCTTAATTGCTCGTTATGAAGAGGAAGGCTTTAAGAATCGGGCGGAATATCTCGACAGCTTAAGGGAAGAATACGGAGCGGAAATCTTTGACGCTGTATCTTCTGTTATGCCGCCTTCTGAAGACTTCGATGGCTTAATTACTGAGCTTGAAGACTTCGAGGAGAACAGCGAGATAGCCCAACTATTCGAGGGAATATTCTAATGGAATTAAAACTTAAAGAATTGGGCGACTGCGAGACAGTCGAACAAGTAGAAAAGTTTATTGAATCTAATTTCCCAAAAGGATTAGACCATGAACTATGCAAGAGAAACGATGGCGGCATGTTTAATGAAGGCGTTTACATCGGCTTCAATTTATCTCGATACCTTTATCGAAACCAACTAGCCGCATATGCTCACGCCATGAGAGATATCCGCAGAGGTATTACTTACGAAAGTTATTGGAGTGAGTACCAGCCAAACGTCAAAGACTGCACAACTGATGACGAAGGAGTCACAACTTGGGAAGTATGGACTAAACACTAACTCCAGATGCCCTTACAACGCCGCCGAAATTTATCGGCGGTATATTTATACCCTAAATTTTTCTTAATTTTAAAACAAATGGATGATTTTAATCCCAGCCCATATAAAGATATGGAACAACAGATCAAAGAAAGAAGAGCAGCGGTAAACGATGCCTTTATGTTTAATGATCTAACTGAAAAGGAATACAAGTTTGAAATTGCAGCTGTTGAAATAGCAGTATGCAATTTTATTATTGATAATCCTAAATGGAACACAAGATTGCAGAAGCTTGAATATATATTGGACATGCTGGTCGATATGTCCGATAGAAATATTTGTATCTTCCTACCAGAAGATGAACAAGCGCAGCAAGATTATCTAATTAAAGAAATCTTTGAATGTTTAAAAGAAATTAACTACAAAATTATTCACGAATCATAATGACATTAGCAAGCATACAATTTAAGACGGCAAGCTATAGCCAAGAGTCATACATCATGTGTGTATTCACTATTGATTGTGACTATGAAGAGTTAGTTGAAGCTATCGACCTCGACTATTTAAGAAGAGGGAGTGACCTTAAGGTTCGAGCATACTTCGACACCTTAGAGGAGCTTCAGGAGTATTACGATTCAGAACCTGACGAGTTCTGTAGCAACGTATTCAACGAGGAACTAGGAGAATCATGCAGTAAAGCAGTTCTTTATAAGCACTCTGAAAAATTATGAATTTATTTTGCTTTACATTTTTAGCAATTTTATTTGTATTAGTAGGCATTAATCCAAAACATCACTATCAACATCGAACTAATGACACAAGACTATCAACTGATAAACATCACGAAGAAAAAACCCGACAAGTTACACGCCAATAATGCTGGCTTGGTTCTTTACTACTGTAAACGTGGAGAGTTTACGCCAGATGGGCAATGGAGGAGCGAGTCGTATGATTACATACCGCTTGATGCTATCTATTGGACGATGCTACCTGACAATCCAGCGCCACTTGAAACTGAAGACGAAGCAAGTGACAGGGCAATGAATGAGTTTCTTAAACAACAGTATGAAGATACTGAAGTGAGAGTTGCTATCTATCCTATGGTTAAGTTAGTGTGGACTACCGCAAGGAGGTTTTTCGATGGAAGAAAGTAAGAAGTTACAGGCTTTTATACCGCCACAATTATGTAGTCGTATGGATTATTTAGCTGCGGACATGGGTATTACAAGAGCGGAACTAACTAAGCGCATACTTACTGAATGGTTCGAGCTTAACTACGAACAGAAGAGTAAATTTTGGGAGCAAGCTAATTGAGTTCATTAGAAGATCAACTTGCTAATGAAAAATTAATGCTTGACTTGGGAATTAATAGAATTAAATCCCAAACAAATAAAAAACAGGCAGCGAACATGGAGTCTCTAACCATTTATGGCGAGACTCTGTGTTCTTTTAATGTCGATATTATTATTAATCATTTACGAGCGGTAAGAAGAAAGATTGAGAAGGGAAGGGCTGGAAAAAACTATGCAATGCTCACACCTTTACTGGATCTACCGCCGCAACAAGTAGCAGCAGCCAGCATCAGGACTGTTATAGATACATTGAGTAGCCGTCCCACTCTGCATGCCCTTAGTTCAACAGTCATTGAGAGAATATGGATTGAAGCCATGCTCGATAGAGCAAGTAACAATGAACTAAAGAAGTACAACAAGGGAAGACACAAGAAAAGATATCGAATCTTTTTAATTAATAACATGATCAACACCGAGCAATGGGATGCAAGGCAGAGGATGGCGAGTGGATTGTTTATGGTTGAACTGATACAGAAATATACTGGGCTGATTGAAATATTCTTGGATCAATCTACCAAGCCAGCCAAGCGCATGGTCAGGGCAACTGACAAGTGTATGAAATGGATAACAGAAGTAAATACTAATCTGAAAATACATACGCCTAACTACTTACCCCTATTAATTAAGCCTAAACATTTTACTAATCCATACGATGGAGGATATTACAATGAGCATTTAAAATATAATTTATTCAAGAGTAACAATAAAGAAATAGGTACTAGATCCACTGGCGCAGAACCATTCTATCAAGTTGCTAACATACAAGGCGATGTAAGTTTATGTATTAATAATTATATTTTAGATCAAGTATTATCTGCTTACGATAACAACATAGAGATAGGTTGTTTATTAACTAGGGATGGATATGCAGTACCTCCATACCCAAAACATTTACCCGATGACAGTCCAGATGTAATTCGATGGCGCATTAATTGTAAAAAAATAATCGACAAGAATAACAAAACACAAGGTTCGAGAATTGGTATTGCAAAAACAATATGGTTAGCCAAGAAATACAGGCATGAAGATGCACTCTATTTTCCTAAACAACTAGACTTTCGAGGTAGGATTTATGATCGAGTACCATTCTTAAACCTACAAGGCAATGATGTATCAAGATCCTTACTGCAATTTACTAACGGCAAGCTAATAAAAACAGAAGAGGATCTTAACTGGCTTAAGATACATGGTGCAAACATGTATGGAATCAAGCAAGATTTTAAAACAAAGATAGATTGGATAGATGAGAATATAAAATTAATTTATGACACCGCTAGAGACTGCTGGGATGCACCAGAATTTTGGATGCGAGCAGATAAGGCTTGGAGTTTTCTTGCTTTTTGTAGGTCAATCTATTTATATTCACAAGAACCAGATAGCTATTTATGTCAGCTTCCCTGCCATCTTGATTGTACTTGCAGTTCAATTCAGCATTACTCTGGTTTGCTCAGAGATGAATCAATGGGTAGGAAAGTAAACTTAATAAACAGCGAGCAGCCCAGCGATATATATAGTGATGTAGCTAATCAGGTTAACGAACAGTTACGCAACAGCCAAGATCCACGAGCAGCCAAGTGGTTGATGTTAAACATAGATAGGTCATTGACTAAGCCATGCGTTATGACCGCTCCTTACGCTGCTACTAACAGCGCCTTCTATCATTACGCCTTTACATGGGCGCAAGAAAGAGCAGCTAAATTACTTGGAAGAAATAACTGGACATCAACTCAAGGCAACATGAGTACTGTTAACTACATGGCTAACTTGTTAATGAAGGAGTCGAGCAAAGCTATAGCTCCAGCATTTAAAGCAATGAAATATTTTAGAGAGATAGGAAAGATACATGGTAAAGAGAATAAGATCATCAGCTGGACAAGTCCATCTGGTCTATATGTTCAACAGAAATATATAGATCCAAAGAAAACAAGAATACAATTAAGATATTTATCTGACGTTTATCTGGATATAAGAACAAATTTAGAAACAGATTTTATAGACACAAGGAAGATGGGACATGCTATCTCAGCGAACATACTACATAGCATGGACTCATCACACATGACATTTGCTACGATCCATGCTTCAATAAATGGAATCGAAAATATCGCTGGCATCCACGATTGTTTCGTCACAACGCCGTCTGAAATGAGTGTACTGCGTAACTCAGTTAGACAAACATTTGCTGATATGTATTCAGTAGATCGTTTATCAAAACTAAAGGCAGATTTAAAATCACAATTAACAGATCGACAAATAGATCGACTTCCACCAGAGCCAACACTAGGCGACTTGGATGTAGATCAAACTAAATCATCAACTTACTTTATTACATGAGCAAACCTAAACCTTTTTTCGTACTCACTCCTAAGTGTGAGCCAGAGTACAGCTGGATTGTTGATCCTGATACAGCATTTAATAAGCCGCCAGAATGGAAGATTAATTTAATCTTTAATGCTGAAGATGCAACAACAGCCAAGCTGGAGCAAGACATCGAAGCTGGCTTTACTGAATGGAAGCAACAGCTTAAAGCTGAGAGTCCTAACAAACAGTTCAAGGTAGCAGAACCAAGATACGGATTTGCTGAGAAGAATAGCAAGGCTATCTTCAGAGTTAAAACAAAAAAGAATTGTCAAGCTAAAGACAGGCAGGGAAAAATGTTTGACAATACTCCGCCGCTTTTGTTTAACAAATATGGAGAGCCAATACTAGGCGAAGAGAGAATGAAGTACAGGGCAATAGGAGAAGGAAGCATAGTGCAAGTAAAACTTAGATGCTGTGGTTACGATCATCCTATTCATGGCGTAGGTATGACCATACAGCCACAACAAATAATGTTCTTTAACTTTGTTCCGTATGAAAAGGAAGACAACCTCGAAGGGTTCGCTGTCGAGAAGAGGGAGATGCCCGACACCACTCCGTCCAATGTTGAAAACTCCTTCGGGGGTAGTACATTTTAGATCAAAGTTTGAAGCGCAAGTTGCATCAGACTTACTAAAGAAACAAGTTCCCTTTACCTATGAAACTGTCAGTTATGATTACATCATCAGCAGTAGCTACACTCCTGACATCATCCTTCGTAACTGTGTGGTTGAGATCAAAGGAGTCCTACTTAAAGAAGAAAGAAAAAAATATATTGCA